TTATAGAAATGATATCAAACGAAGAAATTAAAGCGTTCTTGGAAGGTGGCGACCCCGAACAATTCATTGTGTCCATAGAATTTGATTATGTGACAGACGCAATCTACAAAATTAAAGAAGTTCCTGGTAAGGGAAAACAAATCATCAAAGATAATTTTACACCTTTTGCTTGGGTCGGTGACCTAAGAGATTTAAATTTTTATCAAGGTTCAAAAGGTTTACAAAAAGAAGCCATGTCAAAACATAAGATTGTTATTGACAAGTTGGACACCCACGATAATGAAAGATTAGAGAATGGTTTAACCTATATGGTTAAATGTCTTGGTGGATACCGTTCATTGGTTCAATTTTTCCGTGATGGAGGTATTGACCCTTGGGGTGAAAAAGCAAAAGACAAGTTTCTTATGTTACCTCCTGTAGAACAATATCTTATTCAGAAGGAAAAACGACTATTCAAAGGATATGAGGAATACAATGACATAACCCGATTTGTATTTGACTTAGAAACGACCTCACTTGAACCAAAGGATGGTCGTATATTCATGATTGGAATGAAAACTAACAAAGGGTTCCACGAGGTAATTGAATGTGCCACAGAGGAAACTGAAAAGTTAGGTTTGGTTAGATTTTTTGATGCAATTAATGAACTTAAACCATCTATCATTGGTGGATATAACTCATTTAACTTTGACTGGTTGTGGATTTTTGAGAGAGCCAAGGCACTTGGATTGGATATTAAGAAGATAGCCAAGTCACTTAACCCACAACGTACCATATCTCAGAAAGAACAAATGTTGAAGCTTGCCAATGAGGTAGAAAAGTACCCACAGACATCAATGTGGGGGTATAACATCATTGATATCTTACACTCAGTTCGTAGAGCCCAAGCGATTAACTCAAACATTAAGTCAGCAGGTTTGAAATACATAACACAGTATTTGGAGATTCAAGATGAAGACCGTGTATACATTGACCACACTGAAATTGGTCCTATGTACGCTAAAAAGGAAGATTATTGGTTTAATGTTAAAAACGGAAAGTATAAAAAGGCTGATAACCCACAATTTAATGACCTTGACACACGTTTTCCTGGTACATATATCAAGACTACAGGTGATAAAATTGTAGAACAGTATCTTGATGATGACTTAGATGAAACCCTACGTGTGGATGACGAGTTTAACCAAGGTTCGTTCCTTTTGGCTTCGTTAGTTCCTACAACTTATGAGCGTGTAAGTACGATGGGTACGGCAACTTTGTGGAAAATGATTATGTTGGCTTGGTCTTACAAGTACAACTTGGCTATTCCCGAAAAACAAGGTAAGACAGATTTCGTTGGTGGCCTTTCTCGTTTGATTAAAGTTGGTTATTCAACAAATGTATTAAAATTGGACTTTAGTTCACTTTATCCATCTATTCAGTTGGTACATGATGTGTTTCCTGATTGTGATGTGACAGGTGCGATGAAAGGATTATTGGGTTACTTTAGAAGTTCTCGTATCATGTACAAAGAATTGGCTGAAAAGTTTGAAAAGACCGACCCTAAGAAGTCAAAGTCATATGACCGTAAACAGTTACCGATTAAAATCTTTATTAACTCAATGTTTGGAGCTTTATCAGCACCACAAGTATTCCATTGGGGTGATATGTACATGGGTGAACAAATTACTTGTACTGGTAGACAATACTTGCGTCAGATGATTGGTTTTTTTATGAAACGTGGATATGAACCATTGGTAATGGATACGGATGGTGTGAACTTTTCATCACCATCTGGTGTAGAAGACCGTAAATATATTGGTCGTGGTTTGAATTGGAAATCTAAAGAAGGTAAAGAATACACGGGAGCGGCAGCGGATATTGCGGAATACAATGACATATTCATGAGAGGTGAGATGGCTTTAGATAATGATGGTGTTTGGCCTTCATGTATTAACTTGGCTCGTAAGAACTACGCTTTGATGACCGATAAAGGTAAAATCAAATTGGTTGGTAATACAATTAAATCAAAGAAGTTACCAGGTTATATTGAAGAGTTTTTGGATAAAGGAATTAAGATGTTGTTGAATGGTCAAGGTAAAGAGTTTATTGAATATTACTATGAGTATCTTCAAAAGATATATGACCAAAAAGTTCCATTGGCCAAAATTGCTCAAAGAGCAAAGGTTAAACAGAATTTAAAAGATTATCAATTCCGTTGTACTCAAAAAACAAAGGCGGGTTCATTAATGTCTCGTCAAGCACACATGGAACTTGCGATTCACCACAAATTGGCTGTCAATCTTGGTGATGTGATTCTTTATGTGAATAATGGAACCAAAGCATCACATGGTGATGTTCAAAAGGTCAATAAGTTAAAGAGTGGTTGGAGAGAAGAGGATTTACGTTATTACCAAGAAAAACACGGTAAAGTTCCAACAGATATAATGGAATCTATGATTAGAATTAATTGTTACATGTTAAACCCTTCTGATTTGGAAGAAAATCCTGAAATGACAGGTGAGTACAATGTACCAAGAGCAATATCAACATTTAATAAACGTATTGAACCATTAATGGTTGTGTTCAAAGATGAAGTTAGAGCTGGTTTGATTGTTGATAAACCTGAAGATAGAGGAATCTTTACAACATCACAATGTGAACTAATCAATGGAAATCCATTAGGTGTTGGTGACCAAGATGATTTGAATGATGTATTAACAATTTCAGAACAAGAAATGTCCTATTGGAAAAAACGTGGATTGGAACCTTTTTATATTTACGAAAAGGCTGAAGACGGTTGGGAAAATCAAATTACAGGATTACCAAATCTTCAAACCATCTGAAGATAAGATATACCAATTTTGGTTGATGAAAATAAACTCAACACAAGAACCTTTATCTAAGGCAATTTCATCCCATTCTTCATCAATGGAGTTCATGTCAGGAATGATTAATGTTTTTGTCATTGCCTTAATTTTAATCCTATCAGTTGTTGTAGAATTTAATTTAAGTTTGCAATTATCAACACCTCTGATAACAATGGCGTATTCACCATTTGTGGTATATTCTGATTCAGAAACTACTGCAAGTTCTGATGTTTTGATTCTGTAACCGTTGATTATTTTCTCAATCGGTATTGATTTAATTATGGCCATATGTTAAACAACTGTAATTGGTATAGGCATCGCTCTAAATTTCAATTGTTTGTTTAAATTTTCGGCGATGAGTGCTTCTTTCTCCATTTGTTTTTCAGGACGAAGTCTTTCTAATCTTTCTTTTAATTCTGTGACTAACATTGTCTTTTCATCTTTTGACTCGGTAGCCAAAGATGTATAATCCATTGTTAATTCACTATCTGGTGTCTTTAAATTACCACTGAATTTACCCCTTACACGAGCCAAGGTTTCTTTACAGTATGCGGTGAACCATCTTCTAACCCATTGTCTTGCAGGGTCATTTAAATCAACCCAATTCAATTCATCTAATGGAATGTCTGAAGGTAATTTTACGATATCAGGGTTATCTTTAAGACATTGGTCTCTGTCAGCATCAGTTGTATCATAATACCAATACCAAACACGACCTCTCATTAATTCACTATCACCAAAGTCAAATCTTCCACCAGGTGTGTTGTACAACATAACTGCTCTTTTTCCATCAGGAAGTGCAGTTACACGATAACTAACATCAGGTTGGATAATTCTTCTTTTAAGATTTAAATCTTGTTGTCTTGCTAGTACATCATATGAAGAGAACATGAAGTAACCTCCACCACCACCTGCTTGGGCAAATCCACCAGGACCACCAATACCACCATAACCACCAAGACTCTGCATTGACCAAGGGTCAAAGAATAAATTGTTTTGTTCAGCTGGTGAATACCATAAAAGTTCGTTGATTTCACGACCTGCAGGTATTTCATATATCTGTACGTTTTGTTGTAATTCAAAATAATCCTTTTTAAGAACCCAAGGACCTGAATTTTGAAGACCAACAATTTTAGAATATGCGTAAGTGTATTGAGTTTCCCAATCAAGGGTTCTTCTAACTAAAGCGTTTGCTACTGATTGGGTATCCAAATTCATACCATACAATGTTGTCCATTGTGATTCAATCAACCAATCATAAAGATATTGTGTATAGTCACCGATGGACAATTCAAGTAATGAATCCATCATTTCAAATTCCAATTCAACGGCTCTTAATGGAGCTCCAAGTTGATTTAAAATCCTGTTATACAGTTTGGTTCTTTCTGGTTCAGCAATAACTACCATAGTTTTTTATATATAAATATCAAGTTATTACAATTGATACAACTTGGCATCAATTGGGAAATAATAAACTCCGTCAATTATTTTTGTATTTGAATTATCAAAGATGACCATATCATCCAAACGTTTCATAAAAATCATCCAATTAGTTTGATATTTTTTAACATTTGCAGTTCCGTCAACTTTATACATGTCATCACTTTTTGTTATGTAACTGAATGGTTTTACTTGTGCAGTTTTTTCAACACCATCAACCATAATCTTAACATCAACACCCGTCATCATATCTTCTTTGTTTCCAAGTTCACCAATACGAGTCACATTCTCATCACCAAACTGTTTTTTAAGTTTTTCAACAACAGCATCTTCAGTTTTATTACCTTTGTCTGAAGTGACCCCCATCACACTCATAATTGTTTTAAATGTTTCAGATTCCAATGAGAATACTCTAAACTTAACTTTGTTTAGAACTTTCAACATTCTTGCCATTTCATTAACTTGTTCTCTTGGTGTTTTTCCTGAAAAAATAATTGGTTCTTCACCTACTTTTGTAAGATATTTGTTTATATCTTTTTTTAACACACAAAATGCACTGTAGTTTGTATTCAAGTAATTGATTACCGACCTACCTTCACCTTCCAAATTATATACACCCGACATTTGTCCTTTAGCATATTCATCTTTGTTGTAGTATCTATCGGCAAATGTATCTTTCAAAATTTGCATGATTGCATTTTTGTATAGATTAAGAACATCTCTGTTTGTATTAAACAATAATTTTGAAGCCATTTTGTCTTGTGTTGAACAAGGTTCACTTTTAACTGCTTCAGTTAAAAATTCTTTGGCGGTTGTAGATTCTTTTACCGTTTTATCCAACTTTCTTGAAAGTTCTGATTCTACGTAATCCCAATTGACAACTCTCCAAAAGTTTTTTATATATTCTTCTTTTCTGTTTCTATATTTCAGATAATATGCGTGTTCCCATAAATCCAAACCTAAAATTGGATAACCACCTTGGTCAACAACATCCATAAGGGGGTTGTCTTGATTTGGGGTTGTCATAATTTTTAAGGTTCCTCTTTTTGTAAGAACTAACCAACACCAACCTGAACCAAATCTATCTTTTGATTGACCTTCAAATTTCTTTTTAAAGTCAGACAATGATGAAAAACTTTGATTAATTTTTTTAAGTGTGATTGGACCGGGTTTTGTTGTTTTTGGAGTTAACATTTTCCAAAACAATTGGTGGTTATAAGCACCACCCGCATTATTTCTGATGAACTTGTTGAAACTGTCTATTGTTTTGACAATTTCTTCTAAGGTTAAATCTTCATCATCTTTTAATGCTCCATTTAATTTATCAACATAACCTTTGTAGTGTTTGTTGTAATGAACACTCATGGTTTCGGGGTCAATAAATTGTTTTAGTGCTGAATAAGAATAGGGTAATCTTTCTATCTTAATATTTTTGGCTTCTGCGACAACTCTTCTTACTTTTTGTTCTTGTTGTCTTTTAACTTCTTTTTTTTGTAAATCTTCTTCAATTACTTCAATCCTATTTTTAAGATTCTTCATAAGGTCGGCTTTTATTAATGTTTATTGATTATAAATAAGCCGAAGTTTGATTATCGCCTCCAATTATTTATAAGTTCTAGTATTTCTTGAACATAATCGCCATTGTCCACCTTGTCACCCATCACGGTTTCAAAGATGTCTTTCTTCTTTTTGAGTATGTCATAGATGATTCCTTCCACAGTATTGTCAAAAATTGGGTAATAAACTAACACATTATTTTTTTGTCCATAACGGTAACTTCTATCCTCCGCTTGAGAGTGGTCTGATGGTAAAAAGGATAAATCATTCATTACAACAGCTTCACCCGCTGTCAATGTGATACCAACACCTGCGGCTTTTATGTTTCCAACAAACACCATAACATCATCTTCGTTCTGAAAACGGTCAACAGACATTTGTCTTTCTTTTTGGGACATTTGTCCATCAAGTCTAACCGCTTTCTTCCCAAAATGTTCCAATATCATTTCCAAAGTTTTGGTAAAGTTTGTAAAAACAATTACCTTCTTACCTTGCTCTACAATGTTTTCACAAATTTCAATTGTTGATGGAACTTTTTCTTCAGCAATCACCTGTCTTACCTTTGTAAGTTTGGTAAATTGAAGGGTTAATGAATCAGACTCACCATTTTTATCGTACCAATCATAGTATTCACCCATTAAGGCTTCATATTCTTTTGATTTTAATCTTAAGTAAACAGGTGTGATAATTTTATCTGGTAAATCTAATACATTTTCTTTTAATCTTCTTAGAACCAAAGGTGCGGTTCGGTCTCTTAATTCTTCCAAGTTGGACGCTCCACTAACATTCCAAATTTTTCTTCTTCCCGCTTGGAATTGGAAACCATTACAATACCTTTTAACATATGCCATCCAATTTTTAGCCACAGGACATTCAATTAAGTTCAATAAATTGAAGTAATTAATTGGTCTTGAAGTAATTGGTGTACCTGTTAACAACCAAAGTCTGTCAACGTTGGATACAAAGTCATTAATTAACTTGGTTCTTTGGGCTTGTTTGTTTTGAATGTAGTGAGCTTCATCAATGATTACCAAATCAAACTTTGTTTTTAATAAAACTGAATCCAATTTCTTTTTTTCATCGTGAAAGTTTTTAATAATATCATAGTTGATGATTATAAAATCACTATCTTCCCATTTTTTACCTTCAATAATTGATGTCGGTCTATTTGAATAGTTTTCAATTTCACGTTGCCAGTTAATCTTTAAAGATGCAGGACAAATAATCAAAATCTTTTTTGCCCCTGTTTCCAAAGCGGCAATAATCGTTGATGTTGTTTTACCCAAACCCATATCATCGGCAAGAATAAACTTTTTATTCTCAACCAAAGATTTAATGGCTTCTTTTTGGTGTTCAAGTGGTGGACGGTGTGAATATTTTTCATAATCAATTACAACATCTTTAACTTTGTTGTCTTTTACCATCGCAACCTTTGGAATCCAAAAATCATGTATTTGTTCTGATTCAAAAAATTTCCCCCAAATATGATAAGCAGTATCTTTTTCAACCAAAAGTTTCTCAACATATACTTTTGTTGGTACAGATGAAAACAATTTATCATTAGCAATTTTTTGAGCAAAATAAGAATCAAGTTCCACCCATTTCTTTGCAACCTTTGGTGATGTTTCGTAATAATTTATTATGTATTCGGCTTGAGCTCGGGTTGGGTAAAACTTTTTATTATCAATTTGTTTTTGTCTCAAACGTATGATGTAATTATTGGCACCCTGATACGTCTCTAACAAATCAAGAGCCTTTCTTTCTAACACAGAGACATTATATGTGTTTTCAGTATTTTCCAATCTAATAAAAGATAATCAATTTATGTATATTTATCAAGTATGGCACAACAGCTAGTTCCAATTACAAGATTAGGTAAATTTTTTGGTGGGGAAGATTTCTCATTAGATATTTCTATGGGTCGTGAATGGCTTGGTGGGGATATGAATTTTACAATAGTACTTTATAAAGTTGATAGAACCAAAACACTTCAAGATGATGTTTATGGTGAAGTACAACAAGACGGGATACAATTTTTAGCACCTGTATCTATTAACGCTTATGTTAGGATTGAAGAAGCATCAGAACAATTTTTGGGAAGTAGTAAAATTATTCAAAACGAACCTGGATTATTAAAATTTGCCGTTTACAAACAAGAACTTGCTGATTTACAAGTTAATATTGAATTGGGTGATTATATCGGATATTGGATAACTGAATCTGAAGTTAGATACTATTCTGTAATTGATGCGGGTATTCCTGATTATGATAATAAACACACTTATGGTGGTTATAAAGGATTTTATTATTCTTATACTGCAACCCCTGTAAGTGAAAATGAATTTAGAGGTATATAAGATGCCAGTACCAAGAAAGAAAAAGGAAATTATTCCAACTATTAATCTTAAGCCCGAAAAAATTCTTTTGGCTCGTAGAGAACAATTGCTTCAAGATATTAAGTATGACGGAACTTTCCTACCAAAGTCTTTAATGCACCCCGAGTTAGACAGGGGATTTTTAGATTTTGTAAAAGAAGATTTACAAACAACGGTTGCTGGTAGTATAATACCAATGATTGATTTAATTATTACCACACAAAACTGGGCTCAATTTACTGAAACTTGGGACATTCAAGATTTGAATGGTAATCCAACACTACCTTTTATTACGGTTGTTCGTCAACCTGAAGTTAAATACGGAAGCAATCCTGCAATCATTTATAATATTCCAAATAGAAAAGAATATTTTTACGCAGCCGTTCCATCTTGGAATGGAAACATTAAAGGTTTGGATATCTATAAAATTCCACAACCCGTTCCTGTTGATATTACCTATAATGTAAAAATTGTTTGTAATAGAATGAGGGAGTTAAATGAGTTTAACAAAAATGTGATTCAAACTTTTGCATCAAGACAAGCCTATAGACAAATCAACGGTCATTACATTCCAATTATTATGGGGGGTATTTCAGATGAGTCAGTTGTTGAGGTACAAAGAAGAAGATTTTACATCCAAAATTATGAATTCACAATGTTAGGATTTTTATTGGACGAAGATGAGTTTGAAGTAGCCCCTGCGGTTTCTCGTGTGTTGAATACTTTTGAAGTATCTTCTCAAACAACCAAACCAAAGAAAAAAAGATTCCCTGAAAATAAAGATAGTTTTGATTTATCCGTTACAATACCTGCTGATGTTACGACAAAACAATTAAATGTTGATTATACAGGTGACTTTTTAACTCAAGGACAAATCAATATTCAAAGTTATGATGTCTATATTAATAATGATTTTTATGGAACTGATGTTAGACTAATTCAAGTTAACACAAATGACATCTTAAGATTTGAGGTGGTTAAAAAAACCGATGGAGAAGAAGCCAGTCTACAATACGGAATCAAGTTGTTATGATTCACCATAAATGTCTTTTTTAGTTTGACATTTTTCTTTAATCAAATTTTCCAAAAACTTGTACATTTTAATACCGTGTTTATCACAGTATTTCTTCAAAATGTCGTGTGCATCTACTGATATCTTTAAATTCTTAATTTTCTTTTCCATAGGTAGAATAAAGGCAGAAAATAATCTGCCCATATTATAAATAGATACTGTAAAGTAAAGTTTTTCTTGAATTTCATAATATTTATACATAAATAAAACAATTGAACATATAGAAAAATGGCAGTATCAAATAAAGTTTTCGTTTCTCCTGGTGTATACACATCTGAAAGAGACCTTAGTTTTGTAGCGCAAAGTGTTGGGGTAACCACACTTGGTCTTGTTGGTGAGACATTAATGGGTCCAGCTTTTGAACCCATTTTCATCACAAACTACTCAGACTTTGAGTCTTATTTTGGGGGTACAGTTCCAGAAAAATTTGTAAACACACAAATTCCTAAATATGAATTGGCGTACATCGCCAAATCCTACCTACAACAGTCTAACCAATTATTCGTAACAAGAGTATTGGGATTGTCGGGGTATGATGCAGGACCGTCATGGTCAATAACAACAATTGCCAATGTTAACTCAACAACGGTTGGATTGAATGGAAGTTCATCAACATATAGTGTTGGATTTACAGGTTCAACAGGTTCAACAAGTGTGACATTTGGTTCATTCCCAGCAATTATTAATCTTGATGCTCAATACACACAATTTGATGGTAGTATTTCAACAATACAAGATGATTTGGATTCACAAATTTCACCAATAATTAACGCCGCTGGTGTTGGTTCAGGTTTTACAATAGATTATTTTGGTACTATTCCATCAGGAGATTCACCAAGTTTAACAGCTTACACAGCTTCAACTAACGTATATGGTGTTTCAGGTGTAACAACAGCAGACGCTGATTTTACTTCAGGTAATAATGACACTTGGTATTACGCTAACTTTGATATTTCTTCAGGAAATGCTTATACAGGTTATTCATTCTATAATGTAATATCTAGTATGACTAGTTTAGGTAGTGGTGTTTATTCAGGTACTGTTTCAGGAACAATTTATAACTATACAGGTACCGCTTATACAGATTATAATAACTTAATTGCGGCTACTTTACGTTCAAGAGGTATTACAACATATGGTGTTGGAAGTAATGGTCCTGTTTATACTGTATCAGGTTTAACTAGTGTTATTATTGATAATTCAGGTAGTTATTCAGGAATATCACAGAATCCATTTACAGAGTTCGCAATTTCAGGATTAACTGCTGCGGGAGATGCGTTTTCATTCGCAGCATCTTTAAGTACAACATCCGCAAATTACATTACTAAAGTATTTGGTTTATCTAACTTTGGTAAACCTAGAGCTGAAGTTCCATTATTTGTTGAGGAAACTTTTCCTAATTTGTTAAATTATGCCTATAATAAGGGATACATTAGAGGTCTTAATTCTCAGTTTGTTGCACTTCCTGGTGTTAGATATACGAATTCAACAGGAACTATTGCAAACTATCTTCAAAGATATCAATCACCTGAATCACCTTGGGCAGTTTCTCAATTATTCGGTAGTACAGTTGATAAGTTATTTAAGATTTATTCGGTAGCTGATGGTGATAGTGCAAACACACAAATTAAAATTTCAATATCTAATATTTCATTCGCTAATTTAAGTTTTGATTTAGCGGTTCGTAGTTTTTACGATACTGACACAAACCCTGTAATCTTAGAAAAATTCACAAACTGTACTATGGACCCAGGTTCTAACAGTTACGTGGCTGTTAAGATTGGTACAAGTGATGGTGAATACGCTTTGAATTCAAAATACATTATGTTGGAAATGAATTTAGATGCTAACATAGAGTCAGTTCCTTGTGGATTTGAAGGTTATGTTATTAGACAGTACGGTTCAGCAACACCACCATTCCCAATTTATAAAACACAATATAATTTCCCTGGTGAAGTAATTTACAACCCACCATTTGGAACTACTGCAGGTGTTGATAATCCTGTTATTAGTCCGGGTGATAGAGTAAGAACAGCATATTTGGGAATATCTTCACAAATTGGTTATGACCCAGCGTTCTTTGAATACAAAGGAAGACAAGCATCAACTAACTATTGTGATGAAGCAAATATTGGTGAACCTTGGGGTTATATCACAAAAGGTTTCCACATGGATTCAGGAGCAACTGTTGTAACAATCGCTTATGGTCCTCAATCAGGACAAACAGCATTTGATTGTGGTGATGCGTCTTTCCAATCTGACCCTGAAACTTCAGCAAACCCTTACTACCAAATTCAAGCAAGAAAATTCTCTTACTTGGTTCAAAATGGTTTTGATGGTTGGGATATCTATCGTGAATATAGAACAAATGGTGACTCGTTTATCTTAGGTGGTACTGGTTATCAAAAAGGAGCATGTGCTACAACAAGATACCCAAATGCATCAGGTTGGGGAGCATTTAAACCAATCACTATCGGTGACTTTACAGATTTTGCAAACACTGATTATTACGCTTACTTGTTAGGTATAAACACATTCTCAAACCCTGAAGCGGTTAACATAAATGTATTCGCAACACCAGGAATTGATTATGTAAATAACTCAAATTTAGTTGAGGATTCAATATCTATGGTAACATTTAATAGAGCGGATTCAATCTACATTTGTACTACACCTGATTGTAACGTATATATCCCAACAAATACAGATAACTTTATCTATCCAACAGAAGCGGTTGATAATTTAGCGAACACTAATATAGATTCTAACTACACAGCAACTTACTACCCTTGGATTTTGGTTAGAGATACTGTTAATAATACACAAATCTACTTACCACCAACAAATGAAGTTTGTAGAAACTTAGCATTAACTGATAACGTATCATTCCCTTGGTTCGCAACTGCGGGTTACACAAGAGGTTTGGTAAACGCAATTAAAGCTCGTAAGAAACTTACACAAGAAGATAGAGATACTTTGTATCAAGGTAGAATCAATCCTATCGCAACATTCTCTGATGTTGGAACTGTAATTTGGGGTAATAAAACATTACAAATTGCTGACACAGCACTTAATAGAATTAACGTAAGAAGATTGTTATTACAAGCTCGTAAATTAATTTCAGCGGTGGCGGTAAGATTGTTGTTTGAACAAAACGATGCTAAAGTAAGACAAGATTTCTTGGATTCAGTTAACCCTATCTTGGACGCTATCAGAAGAGACAGAGGTTTATATGACTTCCGTGTTACTGTAAGTAATTCACCTGAAGATTTAGATAGAAATACTATGACAGGTAAAATTTACTTGAAACCAACAAAAGCGTTGGAATTCATTGATATTGAATTCTTAATCACTCCAACAGGAGCTTCGTTTGAAAATATCTAATAATTTATGTTGAAAAACAAAAAAAATAATCCAGTGTCATCATTACGTGAAGGTTTTGATGACGCTGGTACGCCAGATTTAAAGTATTATGCGTTTGATTGGGATGATAACTTAATGTACATGCCAACAAAAATTATCTTAAGAGATGATAATGATAATGAAGTACCAATGTCCACCGAAGATTTTGCTGAACATAGACATCAAATAGGTAAAGAAGAATTTGATTATAATGGACACAAAATCGTTGGATATGCAGACCAACCTTATAGAAATTTCAGAGAAGGTGGTGACAAACAATTTAAGATTGATGCTATGAAAGCAAAAACAGGTCCCGCTTGGTCTGATTTTGTGGAAGCAATTAATAACGGGTCAATTTTTTCAATTATCACAGCTCGTGGTCATAACCCCGACACTATCAAAGACGCGATTTATAATTTAATAGTGTCCGACCATCAGGGTATAAATAAAGATTTATTATTAAAGAATCTTAGAAAATACAGAGACATTTCAGATATGGAGGACAAGTCAGATATGGAATTAATTAAAGACTATCTTGACATGAACAAATATTATCCTGTTAGTTTTCTTGACGCAACAGGTGCGGGAAACCCCGAACAATTAAAAGTGGACGCAATGAGGGAATTTATTTCTTATGTAAAATCTCAAGCCAAAAATTTAGGTAAAAAATTATACCTTAAAAATGATGTGAAAAATAATTTTGTTCCTAGTATTGGTTTTTCAGATGATGATTTAAAGAATGTAGAAGTAATGAAGAAGAGTTTTGAAGATGAACCTATGTTAAAGAATTACTATACTGGTAAAGGAGCTAAAACTAGATACTAAACGATGATAATTTTTAAAAAATTAAAGTAAATACAAAAATTTTCAAACAACATGTATTTATAGATAAATAAACTAAAACAAAAAACTAAAAAGAATATACCATGGCTGATTTATTAATGAAAATGCCGGTTCCTTACGAACCAAAAAGAGCGAACCGATTTATACTAAGGTTTGACAC